AGTTGCCTTCTTTCTTGATATAGTATATAATCACTATGTGGGAGGGGGAAATAGCCTTAGTGTAAAGACTCTGTTGGTTGATCTAGATTACCTTCGATGATTTCTACTATCCATTGGGCTGGGTTGGATATACTTATTACATGAAATGTAGGTATATAGGTTTCGTTATCATCACTGTAAGGGTTCCAATCATATAACGACACTTCATTATCATCATTGTATATTACCATAGGTGATTCAATGGTAATAATACTATCAACCGAAGTAACTATTCCTATAATAAACTCACCGCTAGCTAGACGTAAGATTTTGTATTCCATACTTTTCTATAGTGTAATCAAATTGTTCTTCATTGTAAAGCTTAACCCTTTCAACAAAGTGTCTTAATGTGTAGTTCTTAGTTTGTAAGTCATCTGCTATATCGTATAAGGTAGTTATCTGGTTATTATCACTCTTACGTAATCCCCTACCAATTGATTGTAAATTCCTTACCCTTGATTTAGATGGACTAGCAAAGATAATGTTATGAATATTGCGAATGTTTACCCCGGTGCTCATTGTACCTGATGATGCTACAATAATACAATTATCTTTAGTCTCTACAAGATGTCTTATCTCTTCCCTTGTATCAGCATCCACCCCGCCATGTATATAAAATACTTCCTTATCATTATCTTTAATTATCTCTTCCAATACATGTCCATGTTTCTCAACATACTGAAATAATAATAAAGTATTACCCTTCAATGATAAAGCTAATCTCTTTATAAAGTTATTCCTTTCAATATTAGTTACAAGATAATCCATCTCTTCCTGGTAATTAAACTTCTTCCCGTTAGGTTTATTATGTAGTAATACAATACATTTAATATTAAATTGACTTAGATGCTTCTTATCGATTAAAGCTTTGGTTGTGGTAATCTTCTTTAACCCTCCAAACAAGCCTTCCAATATAAGCTTATTGCAAAGACTGCTATCTAAAGAACCTGTTAATCCAAATCTATATCTACAACCAGTTAACTTAGTCATTATAGATGTTAAAGCCTTAGCTTGGAATAGATGAGCTTCATCTCCAAACACCACCCCGAAATCATCGAAGAAAGATTTAGGTTGCTTATATATACTTTGCCACGTACTTATTGTTATTCTTTTATCTGTAGTCTTCTCTTGGCCAGCCATTACCTTATGGCAAGCCAAGCTTGAGTCAAATCCATAGTCTTCAAAATCACTATACATTTGATTAACTAATGATACGGTAGGTACAATAATTAACACCCTTTCTTTATTATAAAACCTAGCTAGTAGATATATGATTAAAGATTTACCTGATGCTGTAGGGCTTAATAACAAGGCCCTATTGAACTTTATAGCGTGGGTGATAGCATCTAATTGATAATCTCGTACCTCTATCGCTTGCCCTTGGGATGTTGGGTTTATCTCTTTAGCGAACGCTGTAACGTCGACTAATGAAATATCGTGGTGATCCATAAGCTCAGCATCAAGAGACACCTGTATCTCATGAGTTCTTGCCCATTTAAGTAAAGGTATAAGGAGGCCCAGGTATATAGTATGATTCTTCAGGTTGTACAGTTTTATCTTGCCATCCCATATTTTTTTACGGACAGCAGGCATAAACTTAGCACCGGGAACTTCAAAGGTGAAGTAGTCGTATAGGTTGCGCGCTATACCATCATCGGTATCAATACGAATATATACTTCATCAACCTTTGATATGTTAATCATTAGACACCTTCACTAAACTTCTTCCACTCTATAGCACTTTTAATATGGAACGTTCTTGTGTTGAGTGATCTTATAATTTGATCTAAGTAATTAATGATCACCTTGTAATAATCTTTCTTCTGTTTAATTTTAATTAGATCTTCATCAGAATCCAGGTACATAGGAATATCTGATTTAAGTATTTTAAAATCAAAAGGATTGTCTTTATAGATTTCAGGTGATGACTTCCCCGTGTAGTACTCCCATTTGTTCCTTAAAAGAACTGCGTAGTCATACTCTACCTTTCTTAATAGAAGGGAAAATTGGTTATGGTATTGAAGATATTTGTTATGGATTATAGGAGTTCTTAAACTCTCATCATCCAATAAAGCATCGTTAATTTTTAAGTCTTTCTCAGACTGTTCTTGGAGTTGTTCTAGCGTCATATTTCATATTATAGTTTTTCAAATTCAAAAATTGTATAGTCAAGGGTGATAGAAACCTCTATCTGGGTAGAATCTTCCTCTTGTACATTGTATTCGATCGAGCCTAATGTAACAGGGAAGGTGTCTTTAAAGTTAAATTGTGCAATGGGATTGTTCTTATTGCTAAGAATTATTAAGGTAGCATCGGAAACTGATCTCTCTGATTGATCATAGTTATCAGGGAAGCCTAAACCTACCATCCAATTATACACCTCGGTGTAATTACTATAATCTTCATTAAGTAAAAAGGTAAGTTCTAATGACTCATAATCGAGTACATTATCGGCGTGAGGTACACTCTTAAAGGGTGTATTCTGCTCGGCTGATGTAGATGATATAGAGGGTACGTTAGCAGATGTGATAAAGAATTCAGTGTTAGGTAGCTTGTCTATAACAAATCTAAATTGAGTAGGGTTAGCGAAATCTATATTATCAGGTCTTGTATTCATAACAATATTTATCTAACCCTTATCGACTGTGGAAATCAGCCAGTAAAAAGGGCCAATTAAGGCCCTTCTCATCTCACTAAATAGTGATCAAATTACATAATGTTAGTAACTTGAACTCTACGGTAGTAAGTATTGGTGTTAGCTGTTAAAGCACCTAAACCAGCTGAAGTACCTTCAGCGAATGGATTAGCAGTGATGCCATAACGAGTTTTAAAACCAATCTTAGGTTGGAAAGTATTCTCACCAACTGCACGAACCATTTGTAATGGAACATATGGGCAGTAGAACAAACCAGCATCATAAGGGTTAGTACCTTTATAACCAGCAACATAGAATTGCTTAGCTGTGTTGTTAGCTGAATACGGATCAACGTATACTTTGATCTTACCATTCATAACACCAACAAATGTATTACCAGTATCATCTACTTGTAAGTTGTTGTTTAGTGCAGGAGATGTATCTAGTACACCAGCCATTTGTAATGCAGATGCAACATCTGAAGAACAAATAATGAAGTTACCCTTTCCACGACGAGTTTGTTGTGCAATAACGTTACAATCTCTTTCGATTTGGAACATCAAGCCTTTAAACTTCTCAACTGACCAACGTCCGTTAGAATCAGTATCCATATCAAAGATACCTGCAGTAGTTGTGTCAATCTGAGCACCAGCTTTAGCAGTAACATATACTGTACGAACAACTTCTCTATTGATTTCCGCAAGGATTTCAGAAGAAAGGATGTTAGCCAATTCTGTTTCAGCTTCTAAGCCATGGATAGCTTTAAGATCTTGAGCAAGCTCAAGCGTGTATTCAGCTTTAAGGGCGCGCGTCTTAGCAGTTACTGTTTGCTTCTCAATTGAGAAAGCCATTTCAGCAAATGCATTACCTGATGCATCACCTTTAGCTTCACCTTCAGCAGTAGTTAGACCTTCACCATGTGTATAAGTACCTGGAGTAGAATCATTTAACAATGCAGGGTTAGTACCTGCATGTGCTGGGCTTGTGTCACTAGAAAAATCTGAATCAGCTTCGTTGTAGAACGACTCCGTGCCAGTTTGGCTAGTGTAACGTGAGCGCATAGCGAAGATTAAGCCAGTTGGACCAGTCATTGGTTGAACTGAAGCAATATCATATGCGATTAAGTTAGGCATGGAACGACGTACTAATGAAATTAGTACTGGATCCCAGTTATCAACTGAAGATCCTGTTGCACTTGTAGGCGCAGCTTCAGTGATCATACGATCCTCATTCATTGCCTTCTCTTGGTTTTCAAGAATTACAGTGGTTACAGCTTTTTTGTATGAATCACCTATACCTGGAAGGGCGTCGTGATCTAGTACTGGGCTCCACTTTTCTTGTAATAGTTCTGTATTAAACATTTTTATGTCTCCTTTTATTTAGAACGTTTTACGTTAGAACTGATAGCACTCATATAATTATTCATGTCATCAGTATAGTTTACTTTTACTTCTTCATCAGACTCACTATCAATAGACTCTGTTACAACTTTCTCTGAAGGAAAGTAGCTTTCCTTTAAAGTGTTTAACTTATCTGTATAATCAGACTCGCTAACAAATTCTACATCTTCGATTAATCCTTTGAACTTATCTTTCTGTGTGTCTGAAAGATCACTCGCCACATCCATCAATATAGATTCACGCATAAGCGTAGAAATTCTTGCATTTTGAGAAGCATTAGTCTCAATTTGCTCATTTAACTTAGCCTCAAGATCCTTAAGCTTTTGCTCTTGTAATCCTAAAACGTCGTACTTTTCACTCGGAACATCAATATAATGTTGCTCGAATAAAGTTTTTAAGCCCGAGATAAAGTCTTCAGCAATTTCTGTTTTAAGACCATTCTCCGTAGCTAATTTGTTGTCTTCCATCCACTCTTCAACAACATAGTTTAAGAAAGTGTCAACCTTCTCAACAATGTTACCTTTCTCTTCTTCAACTTTAGATTGAACTTCTTCTTCAAGGCGTTCAACTTCAGCACGAAGTTTAGATGAAATAGCAGCTTCAAAAATTGTAGCGGCTTTCTTTTGGAAATCTTCTGAAAGGTTATCTTCACCTAATACTAATGCATTAAGATCATCTGAGAAAGTTTCTTTTAACTTCTCTGATTTCTTGTCACCAGCTTTAGCACTTTTAGTTTGAGCGTCGCCCTTAACTTCTTTTGCTTTCTTAGATGCTTTGTCTCCAGGACCATCTTTTTGCTCAGGATCTACTACTGCATCACCTAAATCTTCTGCGGCATCTTTACCCTTAGCTAATGTATCCTCTTTCTCGGCTGCTACTGCACCCTTCTTTGGCTTGTCTTGGTTATCAGCTTCTGCTAATACTTCGTTTTCAAGCTCCTCGATAATTTGATCGATATCTGACATTATTGTCTCCTATGATAAATGTTTTAAAAATTTTGCGAATGCTAATGCATCACGATTCGAATCTCCAGCGCGAGTATGTCTTT